CCCCGTTCCCGTATAAGAAACACCTTTAGTAGTAAAAGCACCGCTTTGTGGTTCAAATTCGATAGTAGCTTGGGTTCTGCTTACTAAGTAATCTACTAGCACATCTACTGTACCCGTAGAAGTTTCAAAGTCAGCTATTCCGTCTAAGTCAACCGACCAAGACTTCTGTCCTTGTATGTGTTCAGCCCATCCAGCACTATCTTTAGTAGAAGCGTCTGGTAGGTCCATTTCAATGTTTAAGGTAGCCGAAGTAGTAGCTGCAAAAGCAGTACCGTCATCGCTTACCAGTATTAAAGTTCCGTTTACTGCGGCCATAGTTTTAAAAATTAGTTGCGTGTTAAACTTTGTAAAAGATAAAAAAATCTAACGACTTTTAATACACCCTTATTTTTCTTCTATTACGTGGCGAAATCTTAACTCCCGAATGAAGTAAGTATAGGTGTCGGTCTTTTCTTTTCTGAATAAATCGTTATCCACTACAGAAATTATCACGTTGAAGTCTGTAAGGTTAAAAGGTACGGGCCTTGCTCGTATTATTTGTTTTACTTGGTCCACTATACTGTTTATTCTTGACCGTGTGCCGTTATCTAAACTAAATCTATCTACTACACTTAAGCTAAACGTTGCTTCATCCATAAACGTGCTTTTAGTAGAATTATCCACTAGCGTAGTATCTGCAAATTGAATGTGTGGATAGGTAGCATTGCTAGGAACTTCGTCATATACGGGTATTACACTACCCGAAAGTGAAACATTCGTATTAAGTAGTGTATAGTACGCAGTTTGTAGTTGGGTAGTTGAATCTTTAGCCATTTTGTACAAGTTTAATTTCAAAGTCTATCGTCATTGGGAGTGTTTGACCGCCTTTACTTTTACCCATAAAAATTAAGTCCGTTTCTTCTTGTATAGCTATGGGAGCGACAAAATCAACCGAAGTCGTACCCTTTGCTGAATCAATATCTGTGATAACTCTCAAGGCATCAAATGGTGCAGTTGTATTCAAAACGCCATTCCTTTGCATAAAAATAATTTCAGCTTCAAGTGTTGCTTGTACTGAATAAGCTATTCTATTTATTAAAGCAGTATAACCACTAGGAACAGTGTAGCATCCTATTTGAGACTGTCCTTTAAAAATTCCATTGGCTTTTATAGCCGACCAAATATCACCTGCTCCGCTTTCTTGTATAGTTAATTCTCCCTGATGGCTTGCAAGTGATTGAGTTGCATACGTTCCACTTGTTGCAACATACCATCTGTATAATCTTATAAGAGAATCAGGTAGTGCAACTGGTGTAAGACCGTTCATAGTTACTGTGTTCGAAGTGATAATTAACTCACCCGCCACCTCTTTTAGCCCTTCGTAATACACCGTTCTTGCACCTATACCCGAAGCATTATCATCTGCACTACTTGAAACAATCTCTAGTGCCGTATTGGAAGTTGGCATTCTATAAAATCCCGATTGTGTAATTGGTGCAAACGTACTTCCTACATTAGCATTTCTCCCAAACTTATGTACAATGCTAAAATTAGGCACATTACCCAAAGACATCTCAACGTGGAAATCAAGGACTTTTTTGTAGTAGTCTCTATGACTGTTAGCCTCGTAATCAGCCATATTGATATAAGAATTATCTTCTCGTATCATTCGGCCCGTCTTACGGTGCATTTTAACTATACCTTGTATGTTATAATCGTCCGCCACTTTGCACTAAGTCTTTTAAAGCTTTAATAATTCTAGGCCGTTCCGTTTCAAAGGCTGGAAATAAGAAAGGTCTAGCACGTACACCACCTATAGAATCCGTAGAAGTCTTAAACTGAATAGCCACTTTTGAATAGTCTTGGCCCATAATTTCGGTTTCTACATTTCCTTTAGTACCGAATTCTACATAGGGTGCATATTTTACATTGGTGTAAACTGTTCTACCTAGTTTGCCTAATTTCTCGGTCTTTATAGAACTTCTTAAGCGCCCAGTATCTACTACTACCCTGCTTTTAGCATCGCTTTCTATCCTTAAGGCGTGTTTATTTATTGTAAACTCCAAGTCTTTACGCATTTTCTTACTAAGGGTGTTTAGCTTCCCTAGTATATTGTTTAAGTCCTTACGTGAAATTTCAGTTCTAAGCACTTTCAGCCACCGCTATTAGTTCCGTGTAAGTGTTTTCTTCTCCCTTGTCTTGGGCATATTCTATATTAAACGTCTGGCCATTGTATAAGATTCTTAAAAGATAGTCGTAGGTAGCTTTATTATATCCAGCTGCTACAAAGTCATCCCTATATCTGGTAAGTATCTTATATCTAACATCACCTTTAAGGCCGCCTATCTCGTAGCTTTCCCTTCCAGAAGTGGGCGTTACCTTACCCCACACAGTTGCTAAAGTATTCCAAGTCTGGGTATTCCCACCCATACCATCTGATGAAAGGCTGTAATACTGTATTGTTAGCCTTTGCTTCATTAAACCTACATTTGCTTGTCTGGCTTTGGTTTTCATTAGAATAATTTAGCATACCTTTTAAAGTGGCTTTTAGAACCATTGGGCAGTTCATTAACCGAACCTTCTACTAGGTCTTGTCTATCTTCGTAGCTTGAAAGCACGGCTTTCTTAAGTCCTAAAATAATCCCATTAGGAATAGGGTCGAAGCCTGCCGTATAAACCACTTCTAAGCGTAACCTTTGGAACGGTTCGCTATAATCGTACAAGGTGTTAAATATCAATGTATCGCCTTGCAAATAAAAATCATCCCCAGCAGTCAAAGTAGTTTCTGTGCCGTCATTAGTAATAGTTTTCACAGTACTAATCGACTGAACTGGGAATAAAGGTAGGTCCACCCGCTTACCGTACATTTCATAAGTAGCCGTTACCGTTTTCTCTATCAGCTGAAACGAATAAGTATCTTCTACTATGTCTATTACTTCGGCCACTAAATCAGCTATTAGAGAATCGTCAGCAGAAGTATCTACTTTCATCCAAGCTTTAGCATCAGCCGTACTTAGTACATCGGTTGAAGCATTAGTACCAGTTTCAGTAGTAGAAATGGTTACTACGCCATTACGGCCGTAGTCAGGTGTTTTTAAGCTACTTCTTAGCATTTAGTTCATCCCTCAATTTTTTAGCCTTGCTTTCGGGTAGTCGGTCTATTATCTGGTTGCCTTTCTTCACGTAGTACATCGTCTTAGTATTGGTGTCTTTTTCTATGTGAACTTTAGCATCTACAGTATAGGCCCGTTTATCTTCTTTGGTTTCGTATAAAAGCCCACGGCTTAGCATATCTTCTACTACGTTTTTAGGGCCTTTAAACGGTTGGTCTGTTTTGTACGGTTGTTTACCGTACCTAAAGTTTCTTCTACATCGGTAAGGCATAGCAATAAATTTAGTTAGAAGGAAAGGGCGGAATCGAACCGCCCCTAGTTCCAAATTTCCTTAGGGTAATCTTAAGAATTACCTGCGTTCTGGATAGCAGTAGTGAAGTTACCGAAAGCACCTGCATTAGGTAGGTAAGTAGGTAACGCCAAACGGCCAGAAATCTGTACAGTAACCAAGTCCTTAACTACGTTGTCTTGGTCTTGCTCGTAGAAACGAACTTGCATAGATTCACGGTCAAAAAGAGTAGTCAACTGTGCAAAGTCAGCCACTAAGAAATCGTTAGCGTTTCCATCAGTGGCATTGATTGCGTTAGTAGCTATGATAGGTACACCACGTATTACTGGTACTCTTTGACCGAATACTACGTCATTAGGGAAAATGTAACGTCCGTCTGCGTCTTTTCTACGAATCATATCATAGAAACGACCAATACCCATCATGATAGCAGAAGGTCGGAAGTTACGGTTTTCTACCTGCTTGATAGCTTCTAGCAATACGTCATGCTCTTGAGCATCAGCATCACCAGTGTAAGAATCTAGCGTGTAGTCAGTAGAAGTTATAGTAAGGCCATAAGTAGAATCGTAAAGAAGGTAAGCATCTTCTTCTACCATATACTTTTCCATTCCACGTAGAGAAATATGGCTAGCAAGTCCTGCAGTGTCATTCAATGCTTCTTTAGAAACACGGAAGTGAGCAGCAATTTTTTCTACTACGGCATCAGTAGCAACTAAATCAAAATCGTTTTGTCCAGAAGCATCGCCTTCAGCAACAACACCAGTGTTATCAGTGAAGTTAGTTTCTTTGATATAACGGATTTTGTCGCTATTTGTAGTACCGTTTGGTAAGAACTGTCTTACGTGAGTTCTACGCTCAGGGTCAAACTTGAAACCTGCAACATAGTCAGCTGGTACAACATCACCAGTATAAGCACCTGATTCAGTAATAACGGCTTTAGTGTTCATAGTGAAGCCAGAAATATTACCAGCTTTGAACGCTTTTTGATTGGTTGAATGTTTTAAACACTTGCTCAATAGTTTCGGCTTCTTCCTTTAAAGTGACTTGAATCGGCTTTTCAGTTTGAAGTGAATCTTTAAATGTTTGTTCTAAGTGCTTAAGTTGTGCTTCGATTAGCCTAAATGTTTCATCGGTGTAATCACCAGAATAAAACGCCTTCGAAAGTTCTTTGTATTTTTCTACTTGGTCTTTTTGGGAACCTTTGGCCATTCCACCTATAGCCATTTCATTAGCCCCCCAAGTAACCGTGCTACCTTCCCACATCTTAACTTCTTTTACTAAGTAAGAATCTTCTTGAGAATCGTATTCACGTTGTATAAAATTGATACCTACAGAATGTTCGGTTAGTATTCCATCACGGTATAGCTTAAGTACATCGTTACCTAGTTCCGTGTCTGAAATCATTGTACGGAAATATAAACCCTTTTCATCTTCCATTAGGGTCATCGGCTTACCTAGTACTTGTAGTGGGTCGTGCTGGTATAAGTGCATTATTCTGTTCTTACCATTAGGACCGTTTTCTTTTAGGGTTTTTTCGTAACACCCTTTGAGCATTACATCCCCATCAGAATCTTTGAAGTCGAAAATAGAATAGTAGCCTTCTATTATTCTACGGTCCATATCAACGCCCTTTACAGAAGCGCTGGTGCTTTTTGTTTTCCAAGGTAAATTCATAGTATCATTGGTTGGTTGAAATCCTTTCTCATCAATTTCTTTACTTTTTCTTATGGCCCAGTCCACACCTTCCGTGCCGCCCCAAGCATCCCACATTAAGCCCCCGCATCCTTCATCATAAGGCACGTCTTTGTGTTGTCGGTGTCGGTTGAAACTAGCCATTCGCTTAACAGTATCTTCACTAATTGCTTCACGTTTTGCTAACTGGTTAGCCCTAGCCCATCCTACGGGTGTACCGCAGTCTTTAGGATTGCCGCTTTCTTCACGGTACTTTAAAGCACGTTTAGCGTTCTCGGTTGCTGCCTTTGGATAATCGGTATAAGTCATAAAATAGGTTTGTTGTAAAAATACACATTTTTTACATCATTTTACAATTACAATATATAGATTGCATAAACCTTTATTTTTAAATATGGATAAACTAATTAACCGTGTCCAAGAGCAGCTAGACAATAACTGGCCCGTAGAAAAGTCAGATATACAAGCGTTGCTTATGTTTGCTATCTGTTTTTGGAAGCAAGTTCATAAATCACATTAGCCAGTTCATTCTGTCTGGTGTTTCTAAATTCCCTATTGTGGATGGACTGCTTTAGGTGGCTTTCTGCGCTCTTTATCCAGAACCTTTGATGCTTTAAGCAAATAATACGAATGTTTTTCTTAGCACATTCTAGCGAAGCCATTAGGTCGCTCATTCGGTAATCTTTCCAAGTAAGTGGGTCGAACTTTATCAGGTCGGTATGAAAAGCACTTACCCCCGTGCCTGCTACGTCTATCTGGTAGTCTGCATCTACTTCGCCTAAGCATTGATAGGCATCGTGGCCCGTATAGTAGGGTAAATTTAACCCCTTAAGCCTTCGCCCGTGGAAGGTTAGCCAAGTGTTCGGGTACTTTTTGCGTGCCTTTAGAATCGTTTCTACATAGTCAGGCGGGTAAATTATATCGTCATCGCACGAAAGATAAAGCCCCTTGCTTATCGGGAGCCAGAAGAATTTAGCGTTATCGGTATAGTCTGGGCCACTATAAACTTCTGCACCTTCTACTTCTGGCACGTAGTCGTTACCGTATACCCGAACTACATCTACTTGAAAGCGTAGCGAATCTACTACTTTTTGTAGGGTGTCTTTACGGGCTTTTATTGTGGCTATGTTAGCAGTAATGTCCAAAAGTTATAACTTTTTGCTTAGTTCAATGACTAATAGTTCTATTTTTCTGTCTATTAGAATAACTACATCGGTTTTACTAGCTACAAAATACAGTAACAAAATAATAGCTAAATGATAGTCGTAAATAAGGGCATATATTAAACACAATAAACCCGCTATGATTCCTAGTTTATTCATAAGCTTCTCTTATTTTTTTAATGGCTGCTTTTCTTTTATTAGTGTAAGCCTTCGTTTTATAGTTTGACTTTTGGTTTTCGTGTTTTCTATACAAGTAAACAAATTCATCGCAGAAGCCTATCTTAGCACCGTGCTTAAGTAGGTTTAAATGGTAGTCTAGTTCTTCGCCAGTCCATAATGACTCATTCCATTGCACCCTTTTGTGCCAGCTGGTTCTATACATACAAGTACCCCCGAATATGTGGTTCTTTTGCATTAAGTCGTTAAACGTTGGTTCTAAAATTCCCATTTTATGTGGTGTATATATATCTCCATCCATAAATATACCTTTACCGTGAATAAAATCATTTTCAACCATTGCTTCTACCCTTCTTTCTATACTGTCTATCGGTAGAATATCGTCATCGCATAAGTACACCCAGTAGTCAGTAGTACATTTTTCTATAGCCCTATTAAGATTATAACCTACTTTATTTTTTGACTGGCTTAGTATCAGCTTACATTTATAGGTTTGATTCTTTACTGAATCTATAGCTTTATCCAAATAGCCCCTATCTTCTACGAATGGTATTATAACGGTTACGCTCATAAGCTTTTAAGTGGTTATTTT